CGGCAGGCAGGTTGGCACGGGCACTGTCTCCGGAGCTCTGTACACCGGTAGCGTGGCGGACGGCGCGCTTAACTCGTACACCATCGGAAGCTACTTCTCAAGCGGCGCGGCGGGCCTTTTCTTTAAGGGCTTTATCTCTAATTTTAGGTACGTGAACGGCACCGCGCTATACACCACGCCCTTCGTCCTGCCCGTTCTGCCACCCACCAACATCAGCAACACATCGCTGCTCCTGAACGCGACCAACGCCGGAATATACGACGCTACCTCCAAGAACGTGCTGGAGACCGTGGGCGACGCGCAGATCTCAACCGCGCAGAGCAAGTTCGGGGGGTCGTCCATGTACTTTGATGGGACTGGTGATGCCTTAATACTTCCAGCAAGCCAAAACTTGGCTTTAGAAACTGGCAATTTTACAATTGAAATGTGGGTTTATGGAGCTAACAACGGGGGTACTGTAGGAGGTTCTTATCCTCGTTTATTTTCTCTTGGAACTGTACAAACAACTGGGTCAATTGAGTCTTATAACGCTGCTGGCACTTTGTACGTTGAAATTTTTGGGAGTTCAATTACATTTACCGCAAGTACGCTTCTAAATTCATCTTGGAATCATTTTGCAATCAGCAGATCAGGAAGTTCAGTAAAAGCTTTTGTAAACGGAACTCAGGTTGGAAGCACTCTTACAAACTCAACAAATCTCAATAGAGCTGCAAGCAGTACATCGATAATTGGTGCGTCTACAGCATCAACTGGAAACTTTAACGGCTACATCGACGACCTACGCATCACCAAGGGATACGCCCGGTACACCGCCAACTTCACACCGCCAACCTCGGCGTTCCCGCTTCTCTAAGGCACGACCATGCTATACTCAAAGAACGGATCAATACCCAAACCAGAGACCGACGACACCCCCGGGTGGGTCGCGGTTGGGGACCCACCAACCCCCGCCGAGGGGCTCGAGGTTGTGTGGTGGGACCCACCGGGCTGGATCGTCAGGCCACCACAACCAGAGCCCGTCGAGGGCTTCGTGTGGAAGTGGAACCAAACAGATCGCAGGTGGGTGAACTACGAGCTTAACCCGCCAGCCCCGGAGCCAATTAGCGGCGAATAATCCCCTGTTTTTGCATTAGTAGTAACAGAAGAAACAGAGGAGTGGCACCATGAAAATCGCCGTGTATGCGATTAGCAAGAACGAAGAGCAGTTCGTAGAAAGATTCTGTAACTCGGCACAAGACGCCGACCTGGTGATGGTAGCGGACACGGGGTCCGCCGATGACACCGTGGGCCTGGCCCGGGACAATGGCGCGATCGTGAGCCACATATGCGTCACACCGTGGCGCTTCGACAAGGCCCGAGACGTGGCGCTTGGGTTAGTCCCACGAGACGTAGACGTGTGCATAGCCCTCGACCTGGACGAGATCCTGGAGCCTGGGTGGCGAGACGAGCTGGAGCGGGTCTGGGTACCCGGCAAGACCACCCGTCTGAACTACCTGTACGACTGGGGCTGCAACATCAAGTTCTTCACGAACAAGATACACGCCAGGCACGGGTACCAGTGGAAGCACCCCTGCCACGAGATGCTCTCCCTAGACCCCCGCGTCAAGGAGGTCATGGCGCACACGGACAAGCAGATCGTGACGCACCTCCCCGACCCGAACAAGTCGCGCGGGCAGTACATGGACCTGTTAGAGGTCGGCGTGAAGGAGGACCCGCACTGCCCCAGGAACTCGTTCTACTACGCCCGGGAGCTGACATTCTACGCGCACCACGACAAGGCGATCGTAGAGCTTAACCGGTACCTGGCGCTGCCACGCGCTGTCTGGAACCACGAGCGCGCGTACGCGATGAGGCTCATCGGGCAGTCAATGTTCGGCAAGGGAGAGGACGGAACGCCCTGGTACCGCAAGGCCACGATAGAGGCCCCGGAGATGAGAGAGCCCTGGGTGGAGCTCGCGAACGCGTGCTACCGGACCAGCCGCTGGGAGGAGTGCTACGCCGCGGCGTGCACCGCGCTCAAGATAACCGAGCGACAGTACAACTACACATCTAGGCCCGAGGCTTGGGGGGCCTCGCCGCACGACCTGGCGGCGATCGCGGCGTACAGGTTGGGGTTCAAGGACAAGGCCGTAGAGCACGGCACCAAGGCGCTAGAGTTTGAGCCTGGCGACGAACGACTAAAGAAAAACCTGGAGTACTACAAGGAATAAACATGGCACAGGCAGGTTACACACCACTACAACTATTTCACAGCAGCACAACCGGCGCCGCGCCCACCGCGGGTCAGCTCGTTGACGGCGAGCTCGCGCTCAACACGCGCGACCAAAAGCTGTTCTTTAAGGACGCCACGGGCGCGGTGCAGTACTTCAACGTCACCGGGCCAACAGGACCAACGGGGGCCACCGGACCAACGGGCGCTACGGGTGCCACAGGAGCGACCGGCGCTACGGGTGCAACCGGAGCGTCTGGAGCGTCTGGCGCTAATGGGCCAACGGGCCCCACCGGGCCAACGGGCCCCACCGGAGCCTCCGGGGCTAATGGTATGACCGGGGACACCGGGCCGGCGGGAGCCTCTGGCGCGACGGGATCGATAGGTCTTGGCTACGAAAACCTTACCAGCTCAACATCGCTCGCAATCGGCACAGGATCAAAGACGTTCACCGTCAACAAAAACTCGTCAGAGACAGCCTTCGCAATCGGCCAAACCATTCGCGCGTTCAGTAGCGCAACGCCAGCATCGTTCATGGCCGGGACCATAACAGGCTTCACTGGCACCTCTCTCGTTATGACGGTGAGCTACATTGGTGGGTCTGGCACCTACACGGACTGGAGCATCACGGCCACGGGAGCGGTGTACACCGACCCGATCGCGATCGGCACGGGCGCGGGAAGCATATCGACATCGGCCGGTGGTATCTCCATAGGCTTGAACGCCGGCACAGAGCAGAGCATAGACTCCATAGCGATTGGCAACGGGTCCGGCGTTACCGGGGGCTTTGGGCCGGTCGGGACATCCTCGATAAGCATAGGAAGGAACAGCAGAGGCGGGGGAAACTCATCTGTCGCGATAGGAGACGGGGCCACCACAAACGGATTACAATCTATCGCGATAGGAAACGGGGCCAGCTCAGGAACTTTCACCAACTGCGTGGTCCTCTCCGCGCTTGGCAGCCTAACATCCGACGGCCACAACAGGTTCTTTGTGAAGCCCATCAGATTAGCGTCCACCGTCGGATTAAGAGCTCTCTACTGGAACCAATCATCCGGTGAGATCACCGCGCAAGCTTAATAACATGGACAAGTACCAATTTCAAGTCTCAACAATCAACGCGGTGCTTGACTACCTGTCGAAGCGGCCCTACGTTGAGGTCCACCACCTAATCGGCGCAATCCAAGATGACGCCGAAAACTTTGAGAAATCACAAAAGGAATCGGATGGACTCCCAGGATCTAATTAACATACGCCCTGGTTCCAATAGGCGCCGAGGCGATCAAGCAAGTAGTCACAAAGTTCTCTGGTGGCGCGAAGCCCACCAGCGTCGCGGAGATTATCCAGCTCGACCAGGCAGAGGTGTCCAAGCTCGAGGCCCTAGCCAAGTTGGATAATCCCTACGGCAGCCCCAGCCAGTGGGTGGTAGACCTCAGAGCGTCTAGCCGTTACATTGGCGCGCTCGGGGTGATCGCCGCGGGCATTATCGCAATCTTTGTGCCGGGGCTAGACGTGAAGGTACAAACCATCTCACTTGAGGCCGCGAACATTGCGTTTGGTTTCTTGTTTGGCACCAGGATAACGGCGGGGTGGTCTAAGCGATGAACCTCTCACCAAACTTCACACTGTCCGAGATGACGAAGAGCGAGGCCGCGCTGCGTCATAACATTGACAACACGCCGAACGAGGAGCAGATCCAGGCGCTCATGGTGCTCGCGCAGAACGTGCTACAGCCCGTCCGAGATCACTTCAAGAAGGGCGTCAAGTGCAACTCTGGGTTCCGCGCGCCCGCCGTTAACCAGGCGGTTGGTGGCAGCCCCACATCGGATCATTGCAAGGGGCAGGCCGCGGACATTGAGATCCCCGGCGTGTCTAACTACGAGCTCGCGAAGTGGATCGTTGACAATCTGAAGTT